CTCCAGGCGGACACCTTCAGGTGCCGGCGGGAGGTGTAGCCCCACCGCTCAGGCTCTCCGTCCACCTCATAGAAGGCGTCATCGAGCTTCACGCGGTCGCCAGAGGCGACCACAGCTCCGAAGGGCAGGAAGACCGTGAGTCGTTCCTGAGACAGGTCACGGTCAGGGGAGAAGGACTCGTAGGCCCTGTATGGCTGGACAGATGCCGTCCCCTCCCAGACCTTCACGGCCTGGTCCCAGTCGGGACGGCTGGTGTATGCGTTCTGGACCCTGGGAGCCCGCCAGACCTCTACGGGGTCAGTCATGGAGAACAACGGGCCCCCTCAGGTCGAGGACGGGGCCTTCCTTGCGGAGCGTCAGGGAGCCGACGGACCCCCGGCGCCACCGTCCTTGACGGAGGCTGGTCCTGGTGGCCGCTGAGAGCGACTGCGCCGAGCTGGCACCTGAGAAGGTGACTTCGACCTCTCCGACCCGCTCTGACTCCACACCAGGGGAGAGCGCAAGCCATCTGATCACCTCTGAACAGGTGATGGCCCTGAGGGAGGCGGGAACGTCCTCGTAGCCCCAGGAGGCTGCGAGGGTCACCGCGGATTCCCCCCAGCCGGCATCACGGGTCAGATGACGGCCGTTGAAGGTGTAGTCAGTGACCGCCTGGCCGTCGACCAGGACGGCCGACACGGTGAGGAAGGTCTGATACCGAGCCGGGACAGGGAGGACACAGCCGCCCTCGGGATAGAGGGTGATGCTCTGGTCACTCCGCCTGTCCATGTCTCGGCCGCAGTAGTCCTCAACGAGCCCCGTAACGTCTGCCAGGAAGGCAGAGACACGAGCTGTTTCGTCTGCGGCGACGGGCCGCCCAAGACGGGCGGCCACATCGTCAACGGAAGCCAGAGGCAAGGTGCCTCCTTACGCCGCGTTGTGAGACGCAATCAGCGCCTCAACGCTCTGCGCCACAATGAGCTGTTCCGGCCTGATCACCTTGCTGTCGTAGATGACACGGCTCTTGATGGCGTTGGTGAACTTCGCCTCTGGCTGGTATGCCTGCATCTCCGCGAACGGGACGATGAGCGAAACTGCGGAGGTCGAGCCCATGAACATGTCCACGCTGGAGAAGTCCGTGTGACGGTTCTTGACAAGCTTCTCAGTGGAACGGGTGTGGGAACCCAGTGTGTTCGCGACGCGAACCGGGACACCGAGAATCTGACCGATGACACCGGAAGGAATAACCGCGCCCCCACCAAAGTGCGAGGCGTCGATGAACTTCGGGTCACGCAGAAGCGCAGAACGCAGCTTGGGGGAGATGAACAGGAACCGGTCCTGGCCAGCACCCTTGATGTCGAGGTTTTCGAGCATCGCCACGACGAAGTCATAGACAGAAATGTCAACGCCCGCAGTGAAGTTAGCGTCAACAATGGCGTCAATCTTGCCGTGCAGAGCAGGCAGACCCGAAACGGTCGCGTTGCGGTCCTCGGAGCCGTTCAGGTCCTTACCCGCGACGGCCGCAAGAATCGTCTTGGCAATGAGCGAATCCATGGTGTTCGCCAGAGTGCGAGCACGCTGCCGGACCAGGTTTGACATGAGGTCGATACCGGTCCTGGTCTGGAGCTGGTGAAGGTTGTCAAGCTCCAGGTGGAACGAGCTGCCCTTAGCAACGGTCATCTTGATGTACTCAAGTGCCGCGTGGTCCGCCGTACCGATGGAACCATACGCCTTGACGATTCCCTTATCGGTCACCGAGTCGATGAAATGCGGGATACGCACGACATCGCCCTCACGCCGGAACTCGCCCTCATACTGACGATTCACGATCTCCGGGGATCCGAGGACAAGATTGTCGTCCAGATCCTCAAGGAGCTGGGCAGTCCAAATCTCGGGAATGAAATGGCCGCCTGGGGCCTGGAGCTGGCCGGCACCTGGGTTGTTACCGGCCTGAGTGGTAAAGGTCATGCGTTACCTCATTTTTCAGAGGTCCCCCCGCATAAGAGCATCGAGCTTGCCAGCCTTTCGAGCAGCAGCTACCTCCTGGGGAGACATACGGGAAAGGGCGTCACGGCCGATCTGACCGGCGGCATAACCCCCGGAATCGCCCTGACGGCCAAGGCCAATCCCCTGGGCAAATTCAGGGGTCTTGGACGGCTGCGGAAGGGACGACACAAACGTCTGAATTGCAGTCGAGTCAGGAGATCCGTCAGCGCCAAGGAAGCGCTGAACGTTCAGGAACTCGGCAGGCGGCAGAGGCACACCAGCGGTAGCGGCCTGAACCCGAAGTTCCGCCTCAACAAGGCGGGATCCAACCTCGGAGAGAGCCGCATTGCGCGCCTCTTCCCTGGCCTTCTCAATCGCCTTCTCGGCGTCCGTCATGGACGCTTCCTTGAGCGAGGAAAGCTCAGTCCGGGCCTCGTTAAAGTTCTTCTCGTTCTGGCGGCTGAGCGCCTTCCAGCGCTCTATGTCCGCCTGAAGCTCCTCGACGGTCGGAGCCTTCTGGGCCTCGGTGCCGGCGGGAGCCTGCTGGTTGTTCTCGGTCTGCGTGGTGTCGTCCATGGGAGCCTTCCATTTCGGTGGCATCAAAAAAGGCCCCCATTTCGGGAGCCGTCCTTAAGAGGTGTGGGTTAAGCAGCCTTGCGGGCTGCATTCCCAGAGTTGCCCTGAGGTGCCTTGCGGGCCGCCTTCTCGGCGGCCTCCTGGCCGTTAGGCTGTTCCGGCTGAGGGGCCGGGTACTTCTTCGCCAATTCCATTGCGTCCTTGGCGTCCTGCTCCCGCATGACGCGGAATCGCTCAATCTGCTGCGGGGTGTAGCCCGCATCAAGAAGGAGCTGATCTCGTGGAACGCCGATCATCTGGGCCTTCAGAAGGGCGTCATAATGCTGTGCTTCAGTCCGGTTCTCAGGGTCGCGCCAGATAACCTCAGCCCCGTGGGCATCGGCTCTCTTGTCTCCCATAACTCGGAACGCCAACCTCATGATGCGTTCCCAGGCCTCACCGAAGTGCAGCATGCGTTCCCGCGTCTTAGCGATAAGGCCAGCCTCCGCAGAGGTGATGGACTCACCGGAGGGCGCCGTACCGCCGTTCAGCAGGAAATAATGGAATGGGACCCTCGATGTGCTGGCCAGGTGCTGAACTAGCATTTGGACCAGATTCACATAATTCTTCAGGTCGGCGGCTTCGAATTGCCCAAAACGAACGTCGGGGTTTTCTGCCTGAAGGAGCTTGTCAACGGCGACCTTGTAAGGCTCGACAGGGCGTCCCTGCTCGTCCTCCTGGATCTCCAGGCCGGTCACGTAACGCTGCGGCCAAGCCGCGTACTCGCTGGCTACCAGTGCGTCAGCAACGGTCTTGTTGATGGCGTCCTGGAGGGGGATGACCACAGAGAGGTCAGACAGGAAGGGGCCAGTCAAGCGAGACCGGTTGGGGATCGGGATGACCGGAGGTTCCCCCAGGGGGTTCTTGGCGGCCTTGTAGTCGCCCCACTGACCCGTCATACCTGAGCCCGTGTAAACGAAGCCGTTCCACCAGAGCGTGACGAATTCACGACCCCAGTCATCCGTATAAAATTTGGCGGCTGCCTCGATGTCCCATCGGCTTCCAGGCTTGTACTGGACCACCACATTCTCAGCGCTCTCGATGCTGATAGTCGGCTGGCCGGCACCGTCCGCCCAAACAATGGCGTAAGAAACTCCGTGCACCATCGCGTCAAGGTGAGCAGCGTTCGCTTCCGCGTCCAGGTGGTTTCGCTGCCAGATCTCGCGGGCGTCCTTGTCGCCGCCCGGCTCATCCGTCATCTGGAACCCGTCGATGAACATGCGCTCATTCACTGAGTCGACGATGAGCCCACAGAAGTTGTCCGACCAGCCATCAAAGATGCGGCCAAACTCCGACTGGTACTTAGCCTGAGCGAACACCATCTTTTGGTGCTTGCCGTCGTAGTAGTCCGAGCAGAACCGGAGGTAGGTCCGGCGCCTGAGTAGCTTTGCGTGTAGCCAGTCCACCCACCCCGAGGGGGTGTTAGGTGGAGAACCAACATCAATATCAGCCAACGGCTACCACCCCACTACTCTGGACCTCCGGATCTGCATACGGCCATCAGCGATGGCGTCAGCTCTCGCCTCCAGGGCGAGCACGGCGCATACGGCAAGGTCGATTTTCCTTTTGGATCTCGGACTGTCTTTTTGGATCAGGAGTCCCTGAGGGACCTCACGAGTAACGGCATTCAGCACATGCCGAGTAAGCCGGTAGTCTCCGTCGTGCTTCAAGTCGCCCACCATTGCGGCAGTGCGGAAGCGTTCAACGGCCTGCGTCATCCGCGTTGGTTTGTTCGTCCAGAACTCAAATACGGTGTCGTCCCCGTGCTCGATAGCCCAACGGCCGATGTTCTCTTGCCAGTAAGGAGGGTCGGCATAGAGCCAGGCAACTCGGTACGTCTTGAAGGCGCTGTTTACTGCGGCCTCCACAGAGAGAACGTCAACTTCCCAGTCATCAGGGGCGTTCTCAGGGCGCTCCCAAACGCCTAGGACAAAGAGCTTGGCGTCACGCAATCTGACTCCGACCAACCCTGTTGAGTCACCGCGGATCGAGCCATCAAAGCCAATGGCTATTTGGTCGCCCGGCTTGATCGAGTCACCCTCGTCAAAGCACGCGTCCCACTCGTTTTTACTCATCCAGCCGTCGGAACTCTCCGCGATCTGGTTGAAGAAAAAGCGGCAATAGGTGCTGTCAGGCGTCGTGCGGTCGAAGAGGATCGTTCGCGTCAGGCCATCGATGTCAGCCCATGACGCATCCCCGTACGCCTCGATGAGGGCCGCTCGAATCTTGGCCTCATCCCGAATGTCTTCCAGGGCTATGGAGCCCTCAAGGCAGTCGTAGAGCCAATAACCCTGAGCGACCATCTCAGACTCATGGATGATCTGAGCTACGGAATCCTCGTTGGGCGAGTACGCATTAGTCGTGGAGACCCAGCGGGAACCCGCCTTGGTCGTCTTCTCGATATTCCGCTTCAACGTCTGGAAGAAGTCTGGGCCCCCATTTGAGGAAACCCAGTGATGGCATTCGTCCATAAGACAAAACGACGGCCGATTTCCCTCGTTGGTCCTGCCCGCAGTGGCCTTAGGTTTGATGCTTCCAGGCCTGCCAGACTTGAACTGGACGATCATCTTTCCGATGTCCAGACCGTAAATCGATTCGGCTGGAGACTCGGAAAGCATGCCTCGGATCATGTCCATTGTCTGCTCTGTCTGGTCCAGCGCAGTGGCGCCGACCTGAACCACAGGAAGAGGGACAGCCTTACCAACTGGGAGGCCGAAGGCGTCGAAGTGCGAGAAGCGGCAGGGGCCGAGAAATTCAACGATTGCGAGGGCCGCCAACAAGGGCGTCTTTCCCCAGCCCTTTGCGCGCCGAAGGGTGGCCGCGCTGTACTTCCACGTTCCATCGGGATTGATGGCGTAGAACCACAAAACAAAGCGGAGCTGTTCAGAGGTGAACTTCCACGGCTCACCCGCTGTATCTCCGTCAGGCTGCACAATGAACTTCTGAGCCCAACGGATAATGCCGTATCCAAGCGTCTCGGTAGGCTTTGGGACCCCTGCGGGCAGATTGCCTGTCTGCAAGGATCACCGCCTATCTAGGAGCCGTTCAGCAGCTTGTAAAGCTCCTCATCCATGTCCACCTCTTCAGGCGCCTCAGGCGCCGCGGGCTCGCCCTCGCCGGGCTTCTCGAAAGTCATTCGGAGTCGAGCGCGGTCCTCGACCGTCGCGCCCCACTTGGCGACGCGCTGACGGATCTCACCCGCCAACTTGAGGTCACCGAGAAACAGGCCGTCGACGAGCTTCGTCGTGAGCTCAAGCTCAGCCCAGTCGGTCTCAGTCCAAGCCGCTGTCTGGGGGGAGGTGCTCCAGGTCCGCCAGAAGCGCTTAGCTCCAGGGGTGGAGATGCCGAGTCCCTTCGGCAGCTCGCGGCCGGGCTGAGGCTCCGCCGGCAACGTCTGTGCGTGCTCGTGGACATTGCGCCGTTGCGCGTTCTCCTTGGGGGCTGGTCCTCGTGTCACGGGAGCCGCACCCCCGAGAGGTCCATGTCCACGAGGTCCGCCAGGTCCTCGATCTCGAAGAGCGCATCTTGACGCCAACTACGCTTCCGCTCAGCCCGGTTGGGCTGGTCAGCGGCTCGCAGACGAGGGCCTTCGGGCTCGTCCTGGCGCTCGATCATTGGTGCATCACTTCCCTGAGGTAACAACAACAAAGGCCCCTCCTCGGGGGCCTGGTGGTGGTCTAGTCGGCAGGTCTCGAACCTGCGGCCTCCGCATCCCAAATGCGGCGCTCTGCCTACTGAGCTACGACCAGAAGCGGGGCGGCACGGTCGCTAGCCGTGCACCTCCCGAGGCGTCACCAGGAACCACCCCGTGACCACCTCCGGTGTGCGTCGCTACACCACACCCCTTGCCCTATCGTTGCGCGCTGGTTAGGCGCGCTATTGTCGGGCCAAGCTGAGCCGGTTGGATTCGAACCAACATCCCCCGGTTTTGGAGACCGGTGCTCTTCCGATTGAGCTACGTCCCATTGCGAGAGAGCCGCCCTTTGGCGGCCGAGGAG